GATCTTTACAATACAGCTAATACAAACCCTAACTCTGCTGGTACAGCAATTGCAACTTTTGGCCCTACTGGTGCTGAAGTGTTTGGTTCTGACGGTTTCCGTTATGTTTTTGCTCAAGCCGCTGTAGCAATTGGCACATCTGCTGCTACTTGCATCATCAACGCATCTACATTCCAAGTAACTTTGGGTGCTACAGGCACATATTTGTCAGGTGCTTCAATGGCATCAGGCGATTATGGCTGGTTTAGCAAAGCTAGCGTTTAATAGCTTTTTGTAGTAAAAACGAAGGGTTACCTCACAAGGGTAGCCCTTTTTCTTTAACTTTTTTACCTTAATACCTTGAGGAGATTTAAAAATGGCAATGCTTCCATCCGATGAAAACGGTGCAGATTCACGATTACAAGTTCGCTTCTATAAGCGACCAGTACACCAAGAGCAGGAATCCCTAGAAGCTGGCAGACCAATATTCAAAGAGTTTGATTTTGTACACATCTGCGTAGCTGGCGATACCCTTACCGAAATTGATACTTATGCGCTACAAAACCATAAGCAGCGGTTTCCTATTCAATGGGCTAACTACCAAAATAGATTAGGCGCAAACGATGAGGAAGTGGTAGGAACTCCTGTTTCTGAATGGCCTATCGTGTCTAAATCACAAGCAGAAGAACTGCGGGCAATGAAATTTCATACCGTAGAAGCTATTGCAGGTGCATCAGATCAGCAATTACAACGCATGGGAATGGCAGCAGGAATGTCCCCTTATGCGTTCCGTGACAAGGCAAAGGCATTTTTAAATCTAGCCACAAATGCAGCAGAAACTGACAAGCGTGAAAGCGAAATAAACTCTTTAAAAGAAGAACTTGCCAAAAAGGATCAAGAAACTGCTAAAATTAAGGCTGAAACAGATGCGAAGCTGGCCCAAATGCAGGATCAAATGGCAGCTATACTTGCCGCTGTTGGTGAAAAGAAACCCCGTAAATCTAAAACGGTAGCCACAGAGGAAGCTTAATATGTCATACACCATGCTCCAATTAGTCCAGCAGACAACGGCTGAACTGAATTTATCTGTACCATCTTTTGTGATCGGTAATACATCACAAGATGTACAGCAAGTTCTTGCATTGATGAACGGTGCTGGTTACGACCTAGTAAAAGAGCATGATTGGCAGGCATTGGAAGTAGAGTATAGGTTCTACACAGAAGCAATAACCACGACCTGCGATACTGTTGATGGCACAGAAGTTCTGACTGCTATCCCCAGTACCGTAGGGCTGGACAGCAATTATTCTATTGTTGGGACATCTATTCCCCAAGATACCTATGTTAATACTGTTACAAGTGCAACTAGCCTAACTACTACGCAACAAGCTTCAGCCGATTCTGTAGGCGGTACAGTCACATTTAGCCGTACTATCTACCCTTTGCCACCTGACTACGAAACCATTACAGATAACACCCATTGGGACAAGACAAAGCATTGGCAGATGCTTGGCCCAGTAGATGCACAACAATGGCAATGGCTTAAATCAGGCTATATTTCAACAGGCCCTCGTGTCCGTTGGCGCATCCTTGGCAACAAGTTTCAGATTTGGCCGCCTTACAATACCCAAGAATATTTAGGTTTTGAGTACCGTTCTAAAGGCTTTGTCAGAAGTGCTACCGATGAAGTAAAGAACAGCTTTACAGCCGATACAGACACAACCGTATTTGATGACCGTTTATTGGTTTTATACACAAAACTTAAGTATTTCCAAATCAAAAACTTTGACACAACGGCTTTGTACCAAGACTATATGCGTTACCTATCTATTGTTAAAGCTAACGATAAAGGTTCTGCTACCTTATCCTTTGCACCGCAACCAAGTGCAGTCCTTATTGGCTGGGCTAATATCCCTGATACTGGCTACGGTAGTTAAGCATGGCAACTCCACAAGGGCGTAAGGCCACAACGACTTCAGTCGCAGCCCCTTTAGGTGGTTGGAATGCTAGGGATTCTATAGCCGAAATGAATCCTATGGATGCGGTTACATTGCGTAACTTCTTTCCAACGCCATCCGATGTGACATTGCGTAAGGGCTATACAGAGTATTCCACGGGGATTACTGGTCAAGTCTATTCGTTGATGAACTACAGCGGTGCAAATACCGAAAAATTGTTTGCTGTTGCTAATGGCAAAATTTACGATGTAACTAACGCTGGCACGGCCACACAGGTTTACTCAGGGTTATCTAATTCCCAATGGCAACATATTAATGTATCTACCGCTGGCGGTAATTTCTTGGCTATGGTTAACGGTGTTGACCCAGCTATGGTTTATAACGGTACAAATTGGATTGTTGTAGCCAGTACCGCAACTGCACAAACAATAAGCAGTATTACAAGAGGTGGCACAGGTAACCTAACAGCTACTTTAACTACCGCTTCTTCACACAATCTTGTAACAGGCAACCAAGTTACTGTTTCAGGGGCTACCGCTGCTAATTACAACGGCACTTACATTATTACGGTTACAGGGCCAAGCACCTTTACTTACACAATGGCTACAGCCCCAGCCGCTAACGCGACTGTTGTGGGAACTTATACCGTTGGGTTTTCAATTACTGGCGTAAATTCCAATACTTTTGTAAACATTAATTTGTTTAAAAATCGTTTGTGGTTTGTCCAAGAAGATAATTTAAAAGCTTGGTATCTTGATCCTTTATCCGTTGGTGGTGCTGCCACAGCACTAGATTTAGGTGGAATTGCTCGCAATGGCGGTTATTTGCAGGCAATGGGTACTTGGACACTAGACGCTGGTCAGGGTGCTGACGATTATGCTGTTTTTATTACCAATATGGGCGAGGTAATGATTTACAACGGCACAGACCCTAGTGTTGCAGAAACATGGCTACTTAAAGGCGTTTGGCAATTTGGTCAAACATTTAACCGTAGATGCTACTTTAAGTGGAATGGCGATTTACTTTTATTAACTCAAGATGGACTTGTACCATTATCGGCTGCGGTTCAATCAACCCGTTTAGACCCTAGAATTAACTTAACAGACAAAATTTACTACGCTGTAAGCCAAGCTGCAACCAATTATTACGACAATTTTGGCTGGCAAGTTAATTACTTTGCTAGTGAAAATATGCTGATATTAAATGTACCAATTTCAACAGGTACACAGCAGTTTGTAATGCACACCATTACCAAGTCTTGGGGTCAATTCACAGGGATTGAAGCTAATTGCTGGGAAGTACACGGAAAAGCCGACATTTTCTTTGGCGGTGATGGCTTTGTAGGTCGCTTTTACAACTCTACATCAGACAACGGCACAAACATTGACGCACAATGCCAGCAAGCTTACAGCTACTTTAATTCAAGGGGTACGCTAAAACGCTTCACAATGGTTCGCCCTATCATCATTACCGATAATGCCTTACCTACGGTTTTGTGCGGTATTAGCACCGATTTTGACCCAATAAACCCTAACGGATCGGTTACCTTTAACCCTGCTTTAATACCGATTGGTGAATGGGATGCAGGGATTTGGGATTACAACTTGTGGGGTGGTGGCGTAAACATCAATAAGCAATGGCAAGGTGTAACTGGTATAGGGTTCTCAGGTGGATTGGCTATGTCTATTGCATCACAAGGCGTAGATTTACATTGGGCTAGTACAGATTTTGTGTTTGAAACAGGGGGTGTACTGTAGATGCTATGTTTTGACAAGGATATTGTTGGTCAATGGGTAGCGCGACATACATTAGGGACTTTTACCCCTGAAAACTCAAGTTGTATTGGGTTATTGAATAAAGAAGGGCAGTTAATTGCTGGGGTTTGGTACGAAACTTATACTAAAACTTCAATAATGGCTCACATAGCAATACAAGGACAAATCAATAGGGAGTTTTTGTTTACCATTTTTGATTATCCTTTTGTACAATTGGGGGTAAATAAAGTTATTGGGCCAGTAAATTCCAGTAATTTAGATGCCTTAAAGTTGGACAAGCATTTTGGATTTGAGGAAGAAGCGCGGATTAAAGACGCTTATCCTGACGGTGATTTAGTTTTGTTAACTTTGACAAAAGATAAATGTAAATTTTTAGGAGAGAAATATGGGCGGAAAAGGCGGGGGCAGTAGTCCACCACCACCAGATTATACTGGTGCAGCGAAACAAACGGCTCAAGGAAACTTGGAAGCTGCACGGGCAGCGGCATCTGCTAACCGTGTAAATCAAGTTACGCCTTATGGCAATCTGACTTATTCACAAAGCCAAGTGCCTACATTTAATTCTGAAGCTTATAGATCGGCTTTAGATTCCTATAATCAAGCACGACAGTCATATACTCCTCAGACCGATGAATACGGAAATGTAACAAATCCAATCGGCAATGCCCCAAATTACAATGATTTTATGACCCAGCCCAATCCTGATAGCGGATGGACTGCAACTACAACATTAAGCCCCGAACAAAAGCAACTACTGGACATTCAAAATCAAACCAGTATTCAAATGGGCGGTTTGCAACAAAAGGGTCTTGGTTATGTAGAGAACATGATTAACAAGCCTTTTGGAACAGAAAGCTTGCCCCAAATAGGCATTAACGCAGGAGAAGATTATTCTTCCGCAATTATGCGTAGACTGCAACCACAGCTTTTAATGGAACAAAAATCTTTTGACCAAAAAATGGCTAATTATGGTATTCCTTTAGGTTCTGAAGCTTATAACAATGCCAAGCGTCAATTTGATATGACACAAAATGACCGTTTAGTAGCGGCTCAAACTGGTGGTATTGATGTAGGTTTACGGGCAAACCAACAAGGCTTTGGTCAACTTGGATATATGCGTAACGAACCAATTAATACATTAAACGCTATTCGTTCAGGATCACAGGTTACTAACCCGACATTCCAATCCGTGCCACAACAAGCCACTACTCAAGGTGCTGACATTCTTGGGGCAACCCAAGCAGGTTACAACGCCCAGCTAGGTGCTTCTAATGCTTCTAACGCGGCAAGCGCGGCTAATACTGGTGGTATGTATCAGTTAGGTGGTACAGCGTTGATGGCTGGTGCAATGTTCTTGTAATGATAGAGTTTTTAAGCCGACATAAGAAGGTAGCTTTATTCTTTTCGGGTGGTAAAGATTCAATAGCGTGTTTAGAGTTATTTAAGCCGTATTTGGATAAAATAGTAGTAATTTGGGTAAATACAGGTTCAAACTTTCTTGAAGTTGAAGAATGTGTAACAAAAATAGCTTTAGAAGTGCCCAATTTTGTAGAAATATTGACAAATCAGGCTTGGTCGGTAGAAGTTAACGGCTATCCTGCTGATGTAGTACCAGTAAACTTTACAAAATTAGGTCAAGATGTCACAAGTCAAAAAGACATCACACTTAGAAGTTATTTGGAGTGTTGTAACGAGAATTTATGGTCACCCGCCTATGCGAAAGTAAAGGAAATGGGGATTACAGGCGTGATTAGGGGGCAAAGGGCTAATGAAAGTCATACAGCACCCATAAAATCAGGCTATGTAGCAGATGGGATTGAATACTTTTTTCCATTGCAAGACTGGACTAACGAAGATGTAAACGACTACCTTGTAAAGCAGGGTGTCGAGATGACAGAGCGTCTAATGATGCGTAGTCATACTTCTTTGGACTGCTGGAATTGCACGGCTTTTACCGATAACAGCGTAGAACGAATGGAATATATGAAAAAGTATCACCCGACTAAACATCAATCTGTTGCCAAATTACTGCAAAGAATCGATAATGCAGTAATGAGCGAAATGCTTGGGATCAAGCAAATTTTAGGGAAATAAAATGCCAAACGATTACACATCTGCTTACGCCCCAATGCAATCAAATGCTCAGTACGGCCAACCTATGACCATGGGTCAAGGCCAGCAAGAAGCTATGCACAATGCAATGCTCCAGCAGCAAAACCAATACAACAACCAAGCAATTCAAACTGCGGGTCAAGGAAATCCTTACAGTTCAGTTTCTAGGGGCATGAATCCAATGTTGATGGCTATGGCTTTGCGTGGTGGTGCTGGTCAAAACTCTGTGGAATTACCTAAGATTGACCCACAAATGAGTGGCGTTGCTGGTATGGGTGATTCTACTGGCACAGGCTTAACTTACGGTGGTGTCAATTTTGGTGAAATTAACCCCTACTCAACTGGTGGTTTTGGTCTTAAATAAGGAATAGTTATGGCAGTCACAAATCCATTCACAGGCGGTTCTGCGGCTCTATCGGATATTCCAGTAGAGTTACAGCCCCAATATCAACAAGCCAATCGTCAACAACAGATGGCAAACTTGCTTATGCAACAAGGCATGACAGGTCAGCCACAAGGTCAGATGGTAAGTGGTCGTTATGTTGCCCCTAGCTGGGCACAGCAACTTGCCCCAGTAGCCAATCAAGCATTAGGACTTTATGCAGGTTATCAGGCTGACAAAGGTCAAACTGAATTAGCTTCTGCATTGCGTGGCAGACAAGAACAAGATATTGCTAAATTTGGTGAGTTACTCAAAACTCACCCTGCCGAAGCTTATACCTTTGCCTCTAAGTCTTATGTTCCACAATTGCGTGAAGCTGGACTTAAGAAAATGATGCCACAAGAGTTTGACCTTGCTGAAGGTGCAAACCGTTATCAGACCCTGCCTGATGGTACAACCCGTGTAATTGCTTCAGGTGCTGAAAAAACAAGTTCTGAGTACAAAGATTTTTTAAAGGCTAAAGCTGATCCTGTAAAACCATTTTTAGGTGGCTTCCCTGACTATCAGGTGGCATTAAAAAGAGCAGGTGCTCCAAGCGTATCTGTTAATACCGCAAATAAATTTGCTGGTGGATTTGGTGAAAAAGCTAGTGGCGGTGCTTACGATATGTATACAGCCGCACTTAACGCGCCACAACAAATTGAAAATGCTAAACGCACCATTGAACTTGTAAACAGCGGTGCTTTAACAGGGCCAACAGCCAATATTGGTTTAGAAGCCGCAAAAATATTTAATGTGGCTGGTGCTGACAACAAAGACACTATTACCAAAACAGAGCAATTATTTTCTAATCGCGGTAAGGCAATGCTTGGTTCTATTAAGGCTTCAGGTCTTGCAGGTAGCCAAGGTCTTACTGAAGGTGAGCGCAAGTTCTTGACACAGGCTGAAGGTGGATCAATTACCCTTAATGCTGAAACTCTTAAAGCAATGGCTGGTCTTGAAATCAAAATGGCTGTTGCAAACCAAAAGAAATGGAACGCCCAAGCAGGAAAGATGGACAAAGAAATTCTTAGCGTTACTGGCGCAGGGCCTGTTGAGGTTTACACAGGAATTGGCACTATTGATGCAAGTAACCCACTTTTAGCACCAAAGCGATAATATGGCACTAGAACAGTTACTTGGAAATTCCGATTACGAACAAGCAAATATAGCGACTAAAAACGCTATTTTTGAAAAGTTTGCAAAGGATGATCCTAATTTTACAAGTGCTAACGAAGCTACTAAAGAAGCTATTAGAGATCGTTTTGGCATCAGCCAAGCGGCCATTGATGCTCAATTTCAGTCGGCTGGACAGCGTAATTTATTAGACCCAAAGTCTAATGAGCGTAATTTTGGTGGCGTTGTTAAGCAAAGTGCTATCAAAGGTGTAGCTGGATTAGGCGATATTGTTGGTGGATTTCCGCAAGATATATCTAATTTGTATCAATACTTTACGACAAAAAACGCACCTGAACCGCAAAAATCGCGCCCTGTAACTGGGTATTTGCAAAGACAAGGTGTATTGACACCTGAAAATGAACCAAATAATCCCTTATACAAAGCTATTGACTTTACTACCCAAGTAGCAACAGGTGGTGGCCTCAATCCTTATACGATTGCTCGATCTGCTGCCACTAAGCCAGTATTAGCTGCTGGTGCTGACATTGGTAAACAACTTGGTCGTACTGGTGCGGCAGGTGTAGTTGGTAGTGCAACGCAACAAGGTATGGAATCCGTTGGAGCAGGGCCAATACAACAAATGATTGGTACAGGCTTAACAATGGGTGCTACAGGCGCGGCAACTGGTGGTGTAAGGTCAACTCCTTCTGACATTGTAAATCGCCAACTAAAGGGCGTTACACCCGAAGGTATGCGTCTTGCTGAAATGTTGCAACAAGAAGGTAACAGGCTAAATATGCCAGTAACAGGTGCAGAAGCTATTGCACAGGCAACAGGAAATAGAGGTCTTACAACTACCCAGCGTTTCTTGGAGCAAGCACCTGCAAGCCAAGCGACCATGAATCAGTTTATGGCTAATCGCCCTGCTGGGGTGCAAAAAGGCTTTAATGTAACCGTTGAGGGTATTAGTCCTGATATGCCTACATCAACCACACCTATGAACTTGGAAAAAGCAGGTAAGCAAGTAATTCGTGGTGCAGAACAAGGCGTTTCTGCAAGCGTTGAACCGTTTTATAAACAAGGCATTAGTCAAATGCAGAACTTACAGGCTGGCAAAGTATTGCCTGTTATGGCTAGTGAAGTTGCCGCATTACAGCGTAATTCAGCTATTGATGATGCTATCAGCCATGTAACAAAAGACAAGTATTCAGGTGCTACTGGATTACCAGCAACAGACCCACGAACATTAGATGCTGCTAAAAAGTACCTTGATGCTCAATACACTAAATTTACAGACCCAATGGCAGGCTCTTTAGACAAGACCAAAGCCGCTAATGCTTGGGGCGCAAGCCGTGAACTAGACAGCTATTTGTCTGCCAAGTCACCTGCTTACGCGCAAGGCAGTAAAAACTTTGAGGTAGCCCAACAAACCCAAATCCAGCCTATGAAAGCTGGCCCTGTAGGTCAGATTGCTGAAGGTAAAGTGGGTGGTGAGATATTGATGCCAGCTAAACCTGTAGCTTTGTACCCCGAAGATATTAAGCGTACTGCTGACTTATTGCGTAGAAAGAACCCTGAAGCGTTGCCTGATTGGACACGCCAACAGCTTGAATCTACCTTTAATGAAACTACTCAAAAATTGTCAGGTGGTGAAAATCAATTTGGTGGCCCTAAATTTGCGGCTACTATTGCTGGTAACCCACAACAGCGTAAGAATTTACAGGCATTGGTTATGGAAACAGGCGGTATGCAGGCATGGCAAGGTTTTGAAAAGTTCTTGGATGTTGCTCAAGCGCAAGGCCAAAGGATGCCAGCTAATTCAGCCACAGCATTTAATGAGATGGTTAAAAACGAACTTGGTAGCGGAATTGTATCTAAAGGTTTAACAATGTTTAAGCCTTCCAATATTGTAAATTGGGCAGAAAATATGCAATTGGGTCGAAATTCAGATATGTTAGCTAAAATGTTAACTGATCCTGATTCTGTTGCTAAATTGCAAGAACTTGCAAAAACTGGGCCAAGATCGGCTAAAGCACAAGTCTTAGCGAATACATTGGCAGGTGCTTATGTTGCGCCAAAACCTGAAATTACAGAGGAATTAAAATGAGTAGAAATGGATCGGGTACATATAACCTACCAGTAGGAAACCCCGTAGTATCGGGAACTACAATTAGTTCAGCATGGGCAAATAGCACCTTAACTGACATAGCTACAGCCTTAACTGGTTCGGTAGCTGCTGACGGTCAGACCCCAATGACAGGTACTCTTAATATGAGTACAAACCGCATTACTGGCGTAGCTGACGCTACTTTGGCCTCTGATGCAGTAAACCTAGGTCAGTTAGTTAACCCTAATTTTAGTGGTGATGTAATTATTGGTGGTGACCTAGATGTCGCTGGCAACACCATATTGACCACATTAGAAGTGGCAGGTACATCAGAGTTTGTAGGTAATGTTGATATTGCAGGACAACTTAAGTTAAGTGGTACTGGAGAGATGCTGGTTAATGTAGGAACAACAGCGCAAAGACTAGACAACAAAATTGGTGGGTTTCGCTATAACAGCACTACCAAACAGTTTGAAGGCTGTACGATTGTTGCTGGTCAGACCATTAGTTCTATTACCTATGTAACAACTACAGCAACCCTGACTACGGCAGCGGCACACGGCTTAACTACAGGTGATTATGTCACTATCTCGGGCACAACCCCCGCGGCATATAGCGGTCAATTTGCTATTACAGTAACAGGTACAACTACATTTACCTACACAATGCTGTCTAATCCTGCTGCAAACGCTACCGTAATGGGTTCATATATTTATGGATATTGGGGTGCAATTGGCGGCAACGGTGCTACTGGCGGTCTAGGAAACCCTGTATTTTACGAAAATGACCAAACTGTCACGGCTGATTACACAATTACGACTAACAAAAATGCAATGTCGGCTGGCCCTATAACAATTAACACAGGCGTAACTGTCACAGTACCAACAGGCTCGACTTGGGTAATAGTCTAAAATACTGAAAACTAAGGATAAATTATGGCTGGAACTTTAACCGTTACAACAATAAGTGGTGTGTCTACTTTAAACGCACCAAGCGGAGTTCTTGCCACTCAAAATGGCATGACTGGTATTGCTAAAGCATGGGTAAACTGGGCTGGAAGTACAGGAACAATTCGTGGTTCATTTAATGTAAGTTCTGTAACAAGAGCAAGTCAAGGCGAATACACAGTTAATATTACTACTGCAATGCCAAATGCTAATTATGCAATTTGTTTTTCTGCAAGCGTAAATGCAAGCATTAATTATTGGGGTATTTCAGAAAATACAGCACCAACAACTTCTGCTTTTGCAGTTAAGGCTTATACCAATTCTGCCTCTTATGACCCAACATATTGCAATGTTTCAGTATTTAGTTCATAAGGATAAATCATGGCTATAAATAATTCAGGAGAAGCATAAATCATGGCTGGCACACTAACAATATCAACGCTATCAGACGGCACTAATAGCACTTCTTCTACTAATCCAATTCTAGGTTCTGCAAAGGCTTGGGTAAACTTTAATGGTTCTTCTGCTGCAGTTGTTGCATCTTATAATGTGAGTTCAATTACAAGAGCTAGTGCAGGAGTTTATACAATTAATATGACAAATGCTCTTGCGGATAACAAATATATAGTTTTAGGAACAGTATCTTCAAGTGCAGGAAATGTTTTCCCTAGTGCCGTCGGTATGTTTTTCAATACTTCAAATGTCTATACTGCACCAACAACATCATCTTTTATTATGTATCAGCTTAATTATAATGGTACAACCGCAATTGACCCAGTATATGTTGGATTAGCGGTGTTTAGATAATTTAAAAAGGAATCAAAATGACACAAGCAATTATTTTTACTAACAACAATGGTGGTGTATCTGTTTGCATCCCTACTGGCGAAATCTCAATCGAAGCAGTATTAGCTAAAGACTGCCCTAAAGGTGCAATGATTGTTGAGCAATCTGCACTTCCTAACCAGCACAATGACTTCTTTGATGCTTGGGAACTGGTAGACGGCAAGGTAGAAGTTAGCCTAGCCAAAGCTACAGAAATCACCAAGAAGCGTCTAAGAGCAGAGCGTGAGCCTTTGTTAGCCGCACAAGATGTAGCTTTCCAAAGAGCCTTAGAAACTGGTGCAGATACATCCGCTATTGTTGTTGAAAAACAGCGTTTGCGTGATATTACTAATTTCTCTGCAACTACATTAGACGAATTGCGTAGTCTTAAAGCTGGAGTGTAATTATGCCATTAGAACTTAACGGAACTACTGGGGTACAAGGCAATAGTGGTGCATTTGTTGCTGGTACTGCCGTAGCTTCTACTAGCGGTACAAGCATTGACTTTACTAGCATACCTAGCTGGGTAAAGCGTGTAACTGTAATGTTTAGCGGTGTAAGTACAAATGGAACTTCTCAGCCATTAGTTCAAGTTGGAAATGGTAGCGTAGTTACTAGTGGATATACAAGTGCATTTGGTGACATTAATGGTTCAAATAGTTGTAATTTTGCATCAGCAACAACTGGCATTAATTTTAATGGTCGTTATGCAGGTGGAGCTGCAAGCGCAGTTTATGGTATGTTAATTCTTACGCTTGTTGGTAGCAATACATGGGTTGCATTAGGTAATACTACTAGCAATTCGTATTCTTATTCAGGTAGTGGGCAAATAGCTCTTTCAGGCGCACTAGACCGTGTTCGCATTACCACAGTAAACGGCACAGACACATTTGACGCTGGTTCTATTAACATACTTTACGAGTAAATTATGAACTTTACATTTACATGGATTTTAGACAAATTTGGCTTTACACCCAAAATTGAAACATTTGACTTTCCTTTTACACCTAAGCCTGCTGCCAAAAAAGTAGCTAAAAAGACCGTTAAAAAAGCGACTACACGCAAACCTAAGTGAGCAGACATGGCAGACCTAGACAAAGATGTTGTTAAAGAAGCTATTAAAGAATGGCTTAATGAGAAAGTTACCCAGTTTGGTTGGTTTTCATTAAGAACTATTGGCTATGCTTTAGTTGCTTTACTAGGTTATCTGTGGCTAAGTACGCACGGCTTTCAATTGCCTAAATGATTTTAGAAACCATTATTGGCGCATTAGTGCCTGTAGGAATTGATGGCATTAAGTCCCTGATTGGGATGTTTACGGGCGGTGTAAAGCCTTTAAATGTTGATGACCAAATAAAGCTAGACCAAAACGACATAGCCAAGCTAGAAGCCATTGCAAAACTAGACAACCCTTACGGGCAACCTAGTCAATGGGTGGTAGATTTAAGGGCTTCTAGTCGCTATTTAGGCGCATTGTTTGTCATTGTTGTAGGCATAGGCACTTTGTTCCTGCCAGTACAGCCTGAAATTCAAAGAATAGGCATAGAAGCCGCCAACATTGCTTTTGGTTTCTTGTTCGGCACACGCATTATGGCTAATTTGAAAAAATGACGTTAGAGCAGTTAGACAAATTGGGTTTAGATCATAAGTGGCTAGAACCCTTAAACGAAACCTTTGTTAAATACGAGATTAACACCCCGAAACGTCAAGCCTGCTTTATCGGTCAATGTATGCACGAATCAGGCGGTTTTAAAAATCTTACTGAAAACTTAAATTATTCTGCTGTTGGTCTAATGCGAACTTGGCCTAGTCGCTTTCCTGATATGGAAACGGCACTAAAATATGAGCGTAACCCTGAAAAGATCGCGTCTAAGGTCTATGCAGGTAGGATGGGAAACAACACACCTGAAGAAGCTGGTAAATACATAGGGCGCGGTCTAATACAGCTAACTGGAAAAGAAAATTATGCAAACTGCGGACTTGGTTTGGGTGTGGATTTGCTTGGGCATCCTGATTGGCTGGCTACTCCTAAATATGCGGCTCTAAGTGCTGGCTGGTATTGGAACAAGAAAAACCTTAATGCGCTGGTCGATGATATTGAAACTATGACCAAACGCATTAACGGGGGGACTATCGGTTTAGATGACCGCAAGGCCAAAATAAATATGTGTCTTAACGCTTTATCCTAAAGTTCTCCAAAAACCGTAAGCAAACACAGCTACAAACAACATACCCCCACAGAACGCACCAAAACCGCTGAAATCAGACGATTCGGGTCTTTTTATGGCACTAGCATAGTCAGCATCTTTAAACGCTTCTGAAGCCGATTTATAGGTTTTACCCATCATTCCATGTGATCTTGTGCTCATAATAGATACCATTCCCTTTCTTGGCGATTAGTGTCGCTTTTAACAGTTTTGCCAGTTAAAGCAATAATTCCTTGTTTTTCTAATTCATTTAATCGTCTAGATACTTGGTTATGGTCTAACCCAGCCCTTTTGCCAATTAAAGTTTTACCTGCTGCTGATAACTTTAAAGCATCAATTATTAAAGCGTAATGGGCTGACGGATTCATTGCCTTTGCTGCAAGGTGCGATGTATAGGGATCGCTATTTCTAGCTTGCGGGGCATAGCTAATAATGTAATCACCATTCTTTGCCATTTCGTAATCGGTCATCTGTTTCATTGCAACACCCTTGGGCTTGGTGGTGTCGGTGGGCTAGGTGGTACGCTGTACATAGTAGTTCCAATTACGCCTGTGGTGTAACCGCTAGGGGTTCTAAAAACAACCTGATTAGGGTAGATTGTGGCCGTTTGGGTTGTGTAGCCCATCGGGTTTACAAACTGGGCTGTGTTGCCCTGTATCTGAACCGAACCCACATTGTAGCCACGCGCATCTGTCATAGGATAAGTCTGCGCTTTAGCTGGTACACCGTAGGCCATCATCCCACCCAGTACAGCACCTAATAAACACGCTCCGATAAAGTCTTTCATTTTGATTCCTTTAGTTGGGTGGCAGGCCATAGACTTCTTAGAACTGAAATCTCTGCGAGCCATAGAACTGAATAATGCCTATGGCCTACCGTTGAAAATTAAACCAATTTTGGCCTTTGAATTACAGTTTGCTTGACGCCATTACGAACACCGTGATCTTTAATTGTGGCTTTAATAGTAGCTGTTTCGCCTTTGTTTGGAAAACCAATTGCGTAGCCTTTGTAAATAACAATGTTTTTGTCAGCATCTTCACAAATATTAATAAAATTTGTGCCATATGAGCCATTAATTTCAACAACATGGACACAAGTAAGGGCCAAAGTAACTTTTTCGCCAACAACACCAATATGCTGGCGAGTTGCATCTAAAGCCGCTTGTTTGCTTTTCCATTCAGCTTTGCGAACAATGCGGTCAGCGATACATTTACGAACAGCTAAAACTTGTTTTTCAGATAGCTTGCCATATGTAGCGTAAGCAGAAGCTAAAGAGCCAACAAAACCTTCTTTGTAGCACTTAAAATTGCCTTCATCGTCATAGGTGCGGCCATCAGCTAAAAAACTTTCAATGTCAGCAAAATCTTCGTAAGTTTTGCAAAAGGTCTTGTTTGCATTAGCAAGGATGCGAGCCTTTGTAGCTTTGGCATAAGCATCAGGATTTTCTATTACTGTGTAACCACAAATTGCTGTCATTTTGTATCCTTTTCTATCTCACTCGTTATTGAGTACAACCAGTTTAGTTAAGCCAACTTAACAATGCAAGTGTTATTTTATAGGGACATACCCTAATATGTAAAAAAACAACATATACAAAATGTAGGGTATTTTATACATTTACCGACAATGTGTATAAAAAAGGGCTGTATTTGGCAGTTGCTAACTGTTAGGTGGAAAGCCGCAAAAATCCTAACTTACTGCATCCTACATTGGCGGCTTAACGCCCTAAAAAAGGTGGGGTACTCGCTCCGTGATGCTTTCCCCCGATACTACAAGTTGTTCTTGATCTGATAGACCCTTAACAAGTGCTGGAAGCACTCCCAACTCTTTTGAAGCTGGGCTTCCTCTATTTCTACTAATTTTACTTGGTTAGTCGTGCCATTGACAAACACGATGGCGCACCGTGCGTTGGGCAAGTTTAGGCCTTCGCGATAAGACGCTAACTGTAGTTCATGCTCAAAATATACATCAACCTTGTCTAAATCGGTATCCTTTGTCTTGAAATCTACAACAAAGCCTGTTCCCTGACCGTTGATAGGTTTAGCCATTAAGTCTACGCGGCCACCATAGCCTAAATGATGAGCAAACGACTTTTCACACAGCCAAGGCTGCTCGCCAAATGCGTCTTTTAAAACTTTGTCAATAGCATCAAGGTACAAAGGTTTCTCAGGCATATAGACCTGCTCAAACCAGTTCTGAATAATCCCGTGAATTGCCGTGCCACGATTAGCGGCTTGATAACCCGTTTCGCGACTGTCCTTCATAACCCTAGCCAACCACTCCTGTTCGCTTTCCTGTGGCTCTCTAGGCAATGTTAAAGCGGACAATAAGACTTGTTGCTGTTTCCAAGTATCTAACCCTGCTTTGGACATAATGTTAATGATGGTGGTAGTGCTGGGCAAAAGCCCTTCTTTCCTTGCATCACGCAAAGTCGTAGGTCTTTCCCCAGTTTTACCGATGGTAGTGTAAGCAGGCGTACCCTGACGGGTATACCAATGGCCCGATTCGGCTATTTTTTCTTTAACTATCATCAGAAAGGTATATCCGAAAGGTCGCTATCTTCAATAGTTACTTTGTTTTCATCTTTAGCTTTCTGACCACGCCATTCGCTTGATTCTGTAATCTTTTCGCGGTAATACTTAGGCAACGCATCGTACTTAGCTTGATCGAACTCAGCTAACCAAAAATGAACTGGGGCGTTAATACCTTCAGGCTGGTGGGCGCGAAGTGCTGACGGTACAGGGCTGATGCCTGAAATATTGGCATAACGGCCATCTTCGCTATGTGTAATATTTACCATGCAAAATTTCCCTAGCAAGTTTTTAAGGTCAAAATTCTTGCGATCTTCCGCAGTCATCTTTTTGTTAGACCATGCTTCTAAGTCTTGACGCAATCGCGCTTGCTCTCCAAGGCTTACGGTATAACGTTTAGACACGATTAGTGGTTTGCCGTCATCCGTAGTCAATGGCGCATCGCTATCATCTTTACCGTGCAATTCCCAAGTCAATACGACTTTGTGCATGATCTTGGTTTCGCCAGCCCATTCGGTAGCTTGATGCCCTAGGTCAATGACCGAGTACAAACGGGCCATGTGGTTACCTGCTGGGGCAATTTTAAATTCTTTTGAGTTATCGCTGATTATCATTTGTTATCCTTAGTTAATAGTTTTCTTACTACATTACGGCAATATGCTGTGGCTGCTGACGCATCAGAATCACTTACTGTAAGCCTTGTTGTGTCCTTAATAGATGAATCAAACACCTTTAAAACCCTAGCCATAAGGTCGTAACGATTACCTACCGAAGCCCTTTTATCGCTTACTTGACGAATAAAAGATTGGGCAACATTAGGCAATTCGTTAAACTTTTGATGGCATAGGTTTGAATACACGCTTTTAATGTATTGCTGGTTATGACCGTCAAGAATCATACAAGTAGCTACAGTCCTGATAGGTGCAGAAGATAATACGGCTATGCTTTTACCGCAATACTCGACCAAGTTATCGTGAACTTCACCAACGCCTGTGTTATAGATGTCAATGATTTGGTCTGCGCTAGTAACTGTATCGCCACCGTAAGCTAGTCTAGCCAGCACACGGCATACTTCAGCAGTTCTTTGGCTAATACCAGTTAGATCAGCTAATGTACGCTTGATGCCATTGTCTAAAACTTTATACGCATCATCACGAACACCAGTAGTGACTATCATTTGTACTGGAATATTAGCTTCAATGATGGCTTCTAAACGGTGTTGGCCGTCTAATAGTTTGCCTGACTTAGAAAACGCTACACCTTGATGGGTAGGAATCCACTCGCCACGCTTAATCATATTGGCAAGTCCTGAAACCCACCAACCTCTCTTATTACGGTTATCGGTATTTTTTAATAAATACCCTTTTGCCATTTCAGGCGTTACAGTCTGAAATTGTGGGTTCATTTGCTGCTCCTAAAAATAGTTGAAAAGTCATCAAAGACCGCTTTTAAAACAGGGTTTTTGCGTACAGGCGAAGGTAAGCCACACGCATAGCGTAGATCACCGATTTCATCTGCTGTGATAAATACCCCATCTTCGAGGTCTTTAAAGATGCGTTCCAAATGTTCTTGGAAGCTGTTGAAGTCTTGCTCTTGCTCACTCATTTGAGTTTCTCCTAATTTACACGGCTTATGCCGTA